TGGCGCTCAAGCCTCGTAAGTTTGATTGGAAAACTGGCAAGGGCAAGGACATCAAGGGTGATCGCGGATTCATCGCTCAAGAGTTTGAGCAAGTGTTCCCTGACCTGATTGATGAGTGGAAAGACCCGGCGCCTGAAGGCGAAGAACCTTACAAGTCGGTTCGCGCTGACTTGATTCCGGTACTTGTGAAGGCTATTCAAGAACTGAAATCTGAACTCGACTCGGTGAAAGCCGAACTTGCAACCCTGAAAGGAAACTGAAATGAACATCATCATCAACCAAATGGATCGCGTAGCCTCTGATGGTTTCGTGATTACCTGTCACTGGAGCGTTACCAAGACATCTGGTGAATTCACTGCTTCTCAGTACGGCACTGAGTCGTTCACTGAGGAAGGTTCTTTCAAGCCTTTCGCTGAACTGACTGAGGCTGACGTACAAGGATGGCTCACCACTCGCTGGGGTGCTGACGGAATGGCTGCTAAAGAAGCTGCTCTAAATCAGCAACTGCAAGACATGGCTAATCCTCCTGTGGTGTCGGGACTACCCTGGTAAATGGGCAAACCGCTGGCCCTTGACAGCGGTAAATGGAGAACACGATGGGAAACAACAAAGCCCCCCAAGTGACGATCGATGGACAAGAATACGACCTGGAGACCTTCTCTCAAGAAGAGAAGATGCTTCTAGAGCATTGTGTTGACCTGGATCGCAAGATGAACTCTTGCCAGTTCCAGCTAGACCAATTGAGGGTGGGGAAGGAGGCATTCCTTTCCATGCTTAAACAATCATTGGGGAAAGATGATGGTGAGCGAGGTGGAAGCTCGGCTGAACACGCATGAAGCGGTTTGCGCGCAAAGATACGAAGGGATCAATGCGCGACTTAAACGGCTAGAGAAGATTCTTCTCTCTAGTGCCGGGGCAATCATTCTCATCTTGTTGGGATTGGTTGTTAAGCTGTGATCGATCCGCTCACCGCGATAGCTGCTGTATCTTCAGCGGTCAATCTAATCAAGAAGGCATCCAAGGCTGTCGACGATGTTCGCAGTCTTGGGCCTCTTCTTGGTAAATACTTCGATGCCAAACACGAGGCAACGAAGGCTGTAGCCCAGGCTAAGAAGAAGGGCGGTTCCAACATGGGGATGGCTATCCAGGCTGAACTCCAGTTGATGCAGCAAAAGCAGTTCGAGGACGAACTGAAGATGATGTTCTTCACCACCGGAAACGCTGATGTTTGGGAAAACATCCAGATTCGTGTGGCTCAGATGAACAGAGATGATGCGCTCGAGGCCAAGCGGGAGAAGGAAGCCGCAGCCCGTCGAAAGAAGCAGATCGCTCAGATGATTGAGGCCACCATTGGGGCGACGATCATCGTTATAGCACTTGGTGCTATGGCATACATGGCCTATCTAGGATGGGGCCATTGCAAGTCTTCTAAGGAGTGTGGATTTTGAGAGTCCTGCCGAACACGATGTCTCGCTCTGAGAGAGAGGCGTATGTCAAACAATGGGCCGCGATCACCATTTCCATCTTTGCTCTGATCCTGGCTGTGAATGGGATGTTTGGTGGGTCTAACTCCTCCAAAGTCCTGAACAACACGATTCAAGCAAATAACTATTGGGCGTGGTATCAAGCCAAGAATGTCAGGGCAACGATCTATGAGACCTCTGGAGCCTCGGAGAAGGAAGCGAAGCAACGAGCCGACATGGAGGAGATATCTGAGAAGGCTAGGACTGCTGAGGCTGCGCGTGACCTCGCCAAGACACGGAGTCCGTGGTTCTCGTACGCTGGCATGGCGCTCCAACTCTCCATTGTTCTCTCATCTGCTGCGATTCTTGCAGTAATGGTTCAACTTCTGTGGGTGAGTGTTCTGGTCGGTGGACTCGGAACCTCTCTCATGGTTTACGCGATGGTGATCTGATGCTGTCTCTACTTTCTACACTTGGTGGCCTGCTGATCTCTGGCCTTCCCAAGCTCTTAGAGTTCTTCCAAAACAAGTCTGACCAGGCCCACGAGCGGGAGCTGGCAAAACTTGCCACGGAGAGAGACCTACAGATGGCGGCGCAGGGATTCGCTGCTCAGGCGCGTATCGAAGAGATGCGTACCGAGCAAGTCGCTCTAGAGACTGACGCGAAGATGACAGAGGCGGCTCTGAAGCACGATGAGAAGGTGCTGGAGAAAGCCTCTAAGTGGGTGGCGAACTATGTCGGGACTGTCCGGCCTACCGTTACCTATCTTTTCATCTTTGAGCTGATCGCCGTGAACGGGGTAATTGCTTGGTATGCCTTCACCCATCCGAGCCTGATTCAGAACATTGATGACCTTCTAAGTGTTACCTCTGTCATCTTTAGCGATGATGAAATGGCAATGCTTGGGGGAATCCTAGGTTTTTGGTTCGGGTCACGCTCCTGGAAGAAATGAAGCTCTCCAAAGAGGGCGCGGAGTTGATGCATCTCTACGAGGGATGCAGAAACAAGCCTTACTTATGCCCGGCGACGATCTGGACGATCGGCTATGGCCATGTTCTATATCAAGAGCAGATCAGGCTCCCGGTGGTCAGGAAAGAGGGCTATACGGGGATTCTGAGGGCCGATTACCCACTCAAAGCGGAGGACAGCCGTGTCTGGTCTAAGGAGGAGATCAATCGATTATTCGATGATGATGTCCAATCTTTTGAACGGGGTGTTCTTCGTCTTGTGCCCGGTGTGGCTGAGTATCAAGGCGCATTCGACGCTCTTGTTTCTTTTGCGTTCAACGCTGGGCTAGGCAATCTTCAGCGCAGCCAGATTCGCATCAAGGCCAATCGTGGAGAGTGGCAGCAGGCCGCAGATCATCTGATGGACTGGACTAAAGGCGGCGGCAGGGTTTTACCCGGCCTGGTTAAACGCAGGAAAGCAGAAAGAGAGCTTTTCCTCTCAAGCCTATAGGTGATGTATGGCAAAACATCAGAATGTCCCTACCGTAGTCCAGGCAGAGCAATTCGATGATTTTGTCAAGCAATGGCAGGACTTGCTGGGCCTGCACCGATGGCGAATAGAGCGCGGCCAGAAACAGGCCAAGGATGCAATGGCATCAGTCGAGTTCAACGACGATGCGAAGCTGGCGACTTACCGCTTAGGGGATTTCGGTGCAACGCCGATAAACAATAAGTCCCTATCCCAGACAGCACTCCACGAGGTGCTTCATGTTTTCCTCCATGAGTTGATCGCCATCGCACAAGACCGTGGCGCTACCCCTGAGCAGTTGGACGCTGCTGAACACGGGGTTATCAACGTTCTTGAGTCGGTCTTGTTCAGGGAACATGATGGGTCACGTTAGTAAGAAGCGGGATGAGCAGTTCATTGCTGCATGGCACTCCTCTGGAGGCTCTCCTATTCGCTTAAGTGAGCAATTGGGTCTTAGCCTGAGAGCCATTTATTTACGCAGAGATGCAATCGAAAAGCGGCATGGCATTGCTCTAGTGGCAAGCAGCCCAAAGGCTCTGAAGCACGATCCAATGGCCCTGCGAGCGATCATGTCCTCGAGGCGCGATGTCAACCGTCTGGAAATCCACGATGGGGTGGTCTTGGTGGGATCGGATGCCCACTACTCTCCTGGAGTGGTTCCTATCGCCCATAAAGCCCTGTGCAACCTCATCACCGAAATGGGCAGGGAGGTCAAGGCTGTCGTTCTCAATGGAGACATCTTGGACGGGGGTAGCATCAGCCGCCATCCTCGGATCAGATGGAAGCAAGTCCCAACCGTCAAGCAGGAACTTGATGCCGTCATAGAGCGAACTGGCGACATCGAACGGGCGATCATTCCAGGCACACACCTATTCAGAACCTACGGGAACCATTGCGCCAGGTTTGAATCGAGACTGTCTTCTATGGCTCCCCAATATGAGGGTGTTGCGGGGTTTACCCTAAGAGACCACTTGCCTCAATGGATGGACTCTGATCGCATTGATGTCAACGACGATATGGTCATCATCCATGATTGGCACGCCGGGATTCACTCGGGATGGAACGATGTATTAAAGGGTGGCTGTCATACAGTCACCGGACACACCCATGAGCTAGGCTGCAAAGCACACAAAGGGTTTAAAGGAACCCACTACGGCATCAAGACCGGGATGCTGGCTGACGACGATCAGCAAGAATTCGATTACAGACTCGGCAAGCCTGGGCTAAACTGGCAATCAGGATTCGCGGTGTTGACCTGGAAGGGGGGAACTTTGCTCCATCCAGAGTTCTGTGCAGTCCGGGATGACGGGAAGGCGTACTTCAGGGGGCGGCTTTTTGCCGATTGAGCATGAATGAAAAGCTGAAACTTGAGTTCGCTCCTGGGTGCTTTGACGACTTCGATGGAACCCAGGAAGAGCTGCAAGAAATGATCGCCCAGCTCCACGCGATGCTTGAGGACGGCACTCTATTCGAGCATTCTCAGCCTGTCTCTGAGGAAGAATCCCAAGCAATCCAGCGCAAGATAGCCGATAGATCATCTCGGCAATGAGTGGCTGGCTCATAGCCCTGACAGGCTGCATCTATGCCTGGATCGCTCTAGAACAGGGACTGAAAGGGAATTGGCCCATGTGCGTGGTGTACGCAGGCTATTCCTTCAGCAATGTTGGGCTGTACCTTCTGGCTGAGAGTTAGCCTCGAACAGTCTTCCCTCTTGGCCGCACGGGCCTCGAGTGCGGTTGTCTATACAAGACCCGATCCCCTTACTGGCTTTGTAAGGGTTCTTGACGCAAGACATTGAGATACTGGTGTACTGGCTGTGCTTGCGCGGCTCTTCTCTCAAGTGCTTGCATTGCTTGCAGAGTTCGCGGTCTTTGTCCCAGGTGTACTTCGGGAGCGTAAACATTTCAGGGGTACGGCTAGGTTAAAGACACTCGAGGTCTTGAGGATTGATTTCTTTCGGGCCTCGTACTCACGCTTTCTGGCGTTTGGGTCGGGCTTAGGCTTTCTAGCGTTCGGGCCTGCCCCGAGTTCGTAGAGTGCGCGAGGATACCTTCTTTGGTTCTTGTGGTCTGTGACCCAGCTCTTAATGTGGACAAGCTGTGGGCGCTTTCTGTTCTCTCTGATGAGCCTGAGCATCATTGAGGAGGCGTGGTGAGCGCAGATTCCTAGTGCTTCTGAGATTTCTGCGCTGGTCATTGGCCCGTCTTTGAGAAGTTCTAATACCTTTTCGTTCTTCATTTCTTCAGGAAGCGTCCACACCTGGTGCAGCGGATACGGTTATTGGTCATTGTTCTGCGGTGGAGTCCAAAGAAGCAGAGGATTTTCATTTCTTCACCTTTCGCTCTTCATACTTGGCGAGCTGCCAGTTGTCTCCCAGGAGTCGAAGCGACTTGACCCACTTTCTCTGATAGGCCCGATTCACTTCTCTTGGAAAGTCTGGATTGTTCCAATGCTTCCTAGCCAATGTCAGGAGCTTTGTTTTCATTTGGCCTCCGCAAGAACACACAAGATGCAAAAGATCACCCAATCAATGAAGCTCATGTTCGGTTCCTTATCTTTGCCGCCGCCTGGAGCAGAGACTCTTTATCGCCAGGATGAGTCTCCACCACTTTTGCACAAGCCCTACGCTCCCACTCTGCTGCCGCATTCACCACGGCCATGATGAACTCATCAGCGGTGAGATTTGGAGGGATTGCGTTGAGAAGGTCTCTGACCTCATCGCGGCTCATTCCTGTGCCTTCCGATCTGCCTCATCCTCAAGGCGATGAAGCGTCTTGGCGCTCAGAGCTTCCACAGGAAACTCCAAACCATTGATGGTCAGGCTAATGATCTTGGCGCGGCACTCTCCGACCTGAGCCTCGACCTCGACGGTGCAGTCACCAATGTAGGTTTCAAACTCCATTTTTGACTCCAATCACTCGGCGGTTGCGGCCAGATGCACCAGGCTTCCTAATTCCTGTATCTACAAGAACTCCCAAACGCATCAGAGGAGCGATCCTGGGTGTGATGCTTTGGAGGTCTATCCCAGTAGCTCTAGCGATCTCCTCCGTGGTCATTGGGCCATTCGCGTTGATGACCTCAAACACCCTGCTCTCCAGGGTTGTGGTGTTGAGCTTCGCTGCCTCGTGGGAGGTGTCTGGATCGGTGTTTCGTGCTAGTCCACTCATTTCGGCTTCCTTTCGCTTAACGGACTGTGTAATGATAAGCCACCTTATGAAGAGGTGGCCTAGTGATTACCCTTAAAAGGGCGTGTCGAAATCGTTTTGCTCTCGGTTGCGGCGAGGCTTGTCGGACTTGTCTTCCTCGCGGGGAGGGTTCATGTAGGCCCAGCCGTTCCAACCGCCCTCGACATTGGGTGTGCAGTCCATCTTGAGCATGGGGCCGTTCTTGGTATCGATGACCGATCCGATCTTCAAATAACGGCTTTTCTCCTGGCCTTCTTTGTTGGTGTACTTGCCAACAACCACGGAAATCTCATACATGACTTTACTCATACTGTGCTTTCAATTGAGTTACTGTTGAATCGACTTCTGCCAGGAACTTGATGATCTCGGCTTCCATCTCTGCTATGAAACGATCGTCCCTCTCGACTCGAGCAACGAACATTTGCATACTCTCTGGCATCCTCGGGTCATAGACCACAAAGTCACACCACTTCTTGTCGGCGCACTTCATCTGAAGCTGCATCTGTTTGAAATACTTATCGGGGATTTTTCTTGTGAGGAGCTGGTCGATCATCGTCGCTGTTTCAGGGCACTTAATTTCAACCAATCCCTCTCCGACAACCCCGTCAGGCGAGGCTCCACACATCTCAATGGTCGGGTGAGGCATGAACCCCACCTCGGTCACCAAGACGCCCATACGGGCCTCATATGCGGCCCTGGCCTCTGCCTCTGTCTGGACTCCCCATTCCATCGCGGCGTTGGAGTAAGTCTTGGCAGGCTGGCCCGTGAGCCTCTCCACAACGAGCTGGGCTTTGTAGTTGTCCCGATCTGCTCCATACCCTGTCTTGGTCTTTGCCATGACCTTGTAAACAGAGGATGCGGTGCAGCGTCCTAGTCGATCCTGGAACCATGAGTCTGTGCGTTGCTCAGTCATTTTGTATGCCTCCTTGACGCTTTAACAACTTTCCAGTTCGTGTCGTCATTTCGTTGCATATATTTTGTTATATCTAATTTCGTTATCTCTGTTGATTTTTTTGTTGCGTAAGCCTCTCTCTGGATTGCCCTATCTTGTTCTGTTCTTGTTTGTTTTTTTTGCGTGTCATAGTTCGTTGTCTGTAGCTTTTGAATCAATGCTTCATCACGCTCTGGCTTTTGATCCCACATACGATCATTGATTTTAGGAAGATAGCCTGCAACAAAAACACGCACTCCAATCTTCCACGGCATTATTTTTGTTGGAGTTCTTTTGATTTGATCTATGTGATCTGAGAATCGAAGACCTGTTTTTTCTTCCCATCTCCATACCGCATTTAACAATGATCCGGCTTTCCTCCATGTTTCAATCAATGCTCGATCCCATGCCAGTTGAATCTCTGCAATGTTTGTTTCAGGTTTTTCACTCATTTGGCCGCCCCTTTCAGACTAGCCTGGTGCTTCGTCCAGAACCGAGTCTTAGCCGGAGATGCGGGGATGGCCTTGAAAGCCGCCTGGAGCGCGTCTAAGCCTTCCATAGCGGCATCTCTGAGTGCGTCCAGGTGTTGAGCCTCAAACGCCTGATCCTCTGCCCCGGAGCTGCGACTGGCTGCGTTGCCATCGTCATCCTCTGGAGCGATTCCACAAGCCGCCATCAGGCTATAGCGCCGCGCATAGGTCAGGGCCGATCCGTAGCCTTGCGGGTCTTGCTTTGAAGCAGGAACATGGAGCTTGCCGCTAGAAAGCATTTCCCCCGACTCGTGGAGGAACACGGTCTCAACGATCACCCCATCAGAGCATTCGGTGTTCTGCTGCATCAGCATGATTCCGTTTGCATTCAGAGCGTCGATGACTGCCTCAACGCAAGCCGCCAGATCAGCATAGCGGCTCTTGAAGTGAGGATTCGATGAGGTTTTGAGAGCAGGGCCAAAAGCCTTCTGCGCTGCGACCAAAGCTGTTGCGATATTTTTCATAGGAAGAAGAAGAAAAAGAGTGCACCACACAAACCGAGGAAGATGGCAAACAGCACATCCATAGCACCTTTACGGCGTGCCTCGATAGCCTCATGAGAAGGGCGATAGACGTATCTCATTCTTCCCACTCCTGAGCAGGAGGAAACGCATCGTCATAAGCCCACAGCTCTCCTTCAGGGCCGCACTTGTTACCGCGAATCCGTGCGGTGGTGCAGAAGAGAGGTTCTTTGTCGCCCGTCACCACATTGATGACCTGGAGGTCAGGGTGGCCGCACTTTGAGTTCATCACATTCTGACGATTCTCAATCACGAACTGACAGCGAATGCAGGGGTTCATACTGGCTCCTAAAAGACCGCGATCTAGCGGCATGGGATGAATCCTAAGCGATCTTATGGGATCACAACATAGGACTTTCCCTAAGTCCCCTTATCCTAATCGGGCTTACACTACAGCGGGGCCAGGAACGGGTTAGCGCCGTGCGCCTGGTGTTTTCGAATTATCAGCAGGAGCAACTCTGCTACATGAGAGCTGGCCCCACCAAGGGAGAGACATGGACAAGAAAGAGCTAATCAAGAAGGCTGGAGGAGTCACCGCACTAGCGAGACTTCTGGGCATCTCCTGTCCTGCGATTTATCAATGGAAGCGGGTTCCGCAGGCTCGGCTGTGGCAACTCAAGACCCTTCACCCCGAGTGGTTTGAGGAGCAAACATGAAGAAACTGGCTATCGCTGCCGCAATGATGCTGCTTGGTGCTAACGCTCATGCGGCCTGCACTTCCCACACATACATCGTCAATGGCAAGACGGTGACCTGTATGACCTGCTGCTACGGAGAGGGTCAGTTCAGGACTTGCACAACCACTTGCAACTGATGTAGAGTGATGCGAAACCCGGCTAGGGAAGAAGTCATGAGCTTCCCGAAAAGCGATAGACCCCCGCCTGCCGACGGTTTCCTTTGGGGTCGACTTTAGGGGTCGTATGCCAAACCGTCTTATCCGGGACGAGATGTTGGAGTCGGAATCCATCCTCTCCCTGCCTATCGAGGCCAGGTGGCTCTATGTCACCATTCTCCTGAGCGCCGATGACGTAGGTCTCTTCGAGGCCACTAGCTTTAAGCTGGCGCGGCGAGCCGACATCCGAAGGGAGTCTGGCGACAAGCTCATCCAATTACTCGCCGACAACGATCTCATCAGGCTTTACGAGGTTGATGGGAAGCGGTACGGGTTCATTCCGAAGTTCCGTCAGAGGCTCCAGATCAAGCGTTCCAAGTACCCACATCCTCCAGGTGGACTGTTGGCAGACGATTTGGATGCACTCATTAAAATCAACGAGTTAGCTACAAAAACAACCGTTGTTCAACAGAGATCAACGGTTACGAATCCGTTGTCCACGGTTGCACAACCGCCTGAACCTGAACCTGAACCAGAAAAGAAAAAACCAAATACACGCACATCGACATCCGTCGAGTGCTTCTCTGGTGTTGATCCTCAAGTCTGGAATGACTGGTTGGCGATCCGCAAGGCTAAGAAACTTCCTTTGACCAAGACCGCGATGGCTCAAGTCGAGGCCGAGGTGAAGAAGGCTGGCATCTCAATGCAGGAAGCTCTGAAGGAGTGCTGTCTGAGAGGTTGGGGTGGATTCAAGGCAAGCTGGTATGTCCCGGCCCAATCGCTGACTGTCCCAAGCGCACCGATGCGTGATCCTGCTTTGGTCAAGATCGAGCAGGATTCTCTGAGGAAGATCGCGCCTCCTCCTGAGATTCGCCAGATGCTGAACTCGATCATCAAAAAAGTATGAACTACTTTGAAGCCGTAAAACTTCTAAACGAGGTTAAAGATGGAGTCAATCACAGCACAGAGTCAATCACCTACGCTCTCTTCCTCACAGGAGACATTTCGGATGGAGACCGAAGCATTGCATTGGATAAAAACATTCAATGCAATGAAAGCCGATCATGGGCTGATTACTGCCTCGGCGTGGTGGGGACAAACAATACGAGACATTGAAAAGAGGCGAGGCCCAAAAGCTGCCCAAGAACTCCGCGACGCAATGAATAGGTTGAAGAAATGACATTCATAGTTGTCTTTACCGTCGAAGGAATCCCTCAAGGCAAGGGAAGACCAAGGTTCCGAAGAGCTGGAAACTTCGTCCAAACTTACACCGACGCTAAGACAAAGAGCTATGAAGCAACCATCAAAGACACATCTGCTCGCGCAATGGGGTCAGCAAGCCCCCTAGAAAGCCCTGTGAGCGTCGATCTCTACATCCGCATCAAATGTCCCAACTCGTTCTCCAAACGCCGCCAGAACGAGTGCTTTGAAGGAAGAGAGAGGCCAACGAAGAAGCCTGACATCGATAACATAATCAAGGCATATCTTGACGGAATGAATGGAATTGTATATTTGGACGATACACAAGTGGTCAGAGTATCCGCGAAGAAGGTTTACTCAATGGTCGCTGGTGTTGATGTTTGTGTAAGAGAGGAAATACTGTGACATTCAAAATAGACTCTCCAACTTGTATTAGTTTCTCTGGGGGAAGAACATCTGCATATATGTTGTGGAGAGTTCTTCAAGAGAATAATGGCTTGCCAGAAGAAGCAAAGGTATGTTTTGCTAATACTGGTAAAGAAGATGAAGCAACTCTGAGATTTGTTGATCGGTGTAGTAAAGAGTGGGGTGTGCCGATCACATGGCTTGAGTACCAACTGGCTGAAGAAACAAAAGATAGATTCAAGATCGTTTCTTTTGAAACAGCTAGTAGGGATGGTGAGCCATTTGAGGCTTTGATTAGATCAAGGAACTACCTTCCTAATCCGGTCAGTCGGTTTTGCACCGTTGAGCTAAAGGTTCGAACAATCCATCGCCATCTCAAAAGCATAGGGTGGACGGAATGGGACTCAATGTTAGGAATCAGGGCAGATGAACAACGCAGACTAGCAAAGATCGGAAACCAAGATTACGGGAAACACGAGGAAAAAATTGCCCCTCTTGGGAAGGCGGGAATCACGAAAGAGATGGTGGGTCAGTTTTGGAGAGAACAGCCGTTTGATCTTGAGCTGCCTAACATGAACGGTGTGACGATGCATGGCAACTGTGATCTTTGCTACCTGAAGGGGGGGGCGCAGATTCTTAGCCTGATTCAAGAGAAGCCATCAAGGGCAATCTGGTGGGCCAAGATGGAGGCCCTGGCCCTAGCCTCTGCGCCAGATGGAGCAAAGTTCCGCAAGGATCGTCCATCATATGCAGAAATGGCTCGGTTTGCAGAGCAGCAGACCGATATGTTTGACCCAAAGGAAGAAGGCATCGCCTGCTTCTGTGGAGACTAAGTTGAGTTACAGCATTCTTGAGCTAGACATCATTCGCTGGGCCGAGGCTCGCAAGATCATTCCAAACAGCACAACTGAGAAACAACTTCTCAAGTGCATGGAAGAACTTGGCGAATTGGTCTCTGCGACATTAAAAGGAAACCGCGAGGCTCAGATTGACGGGTTCGGTGATGTTTTAGTCACTCTTATCCTGGCGGCAGACCTAGCTGGGCTTGATCTGATTACCTGTCTGAACAGGGCATACGAAGAGATAAAAGATCGGAAAGGAACACTCCATGCAAATGGAATTTTTGTCCGAGATTGAGATATTCATCTCCATAGCGATCATCGCGGTACTCCTCAAGACCATAGAGAGACTCATCAAGTGAATGCCCACGCCGCCATCGACTTCATCATCAGGAACTCAGGAGACTACGCAAAGGCCAAGGCCCAGCGCGTGCTGCTTGAGGAATTTAGAAAATCAAAGAAAGCTCTGCTGATGAAAGAAGCGATGCTCAAATTTGAGGCAGTCAACGCCCAAGAGAGGGAGGCGTACTCACATCCTGAGTATCAAGAGCTTCTGAAGGGACTGGCGGCGGCGATAGAGGTCGAGGAAGACCTGAAGTGGAAGCTGGAGGCTGCAAGGATGAGGGTCGACTGCTGGAGAACCGAAGAAAGCACTAAGCGCATGGAGATGAAGGCAACAACATGATTCACTATCACGGAACCCCTGTAGGGGGGCAACGCAAAGACGCCGCTAGGTTCCTAGCCGGGAGGCACGCTCTAGTGCCGTTCAGCTATCCCGAAGACTTGCCCATCGCGGCAGAGGTTTGCCAATCGTTCTGCCTTGATAACGGGGCGTTCACGGTCTGGAAGCAGGGTGGAAAGTTGGATGTTGATGGATACATCAAGTGGGTCTGGGAGTGGCATCGCCATCCTGGGTTCGACTTTGCCCTGATCCCTGATGTGATTGATGGGACGGATCGGGAAAACGATGCCTTGATTGAAAGGTGGCCCAAGTCCATGACAGGAGTCCCGGTCTGGCATATGCACGAACCCACCCCAAGACTGACATGGTTGGCAAGGCAGTTCAAGACGGTAGCTTTAGGGTCAAGCGGGGAGTTTTCTCAGCCCGGTACTGAGCAATGGTGGCGCAGGATGAAACAAGCCATGAATGCCATCTGCGATGACAAGGGAAGGCCGATCTGTAAGCTGCACGGGTTGAGAATGCTTGACCCTGACATCTTTACCAAGCTGCCTCTTTCCTCTGCCGACTCGACCAATGCATCCGTGAACTCGGGTTCGCTTAGTCGGTTTGGGTCTTACCTTCCGCCAACCGCCG